AAATCTGTAGTTTTTAAGTACCTTACCTTTTGGATCAGCAAGAACCCATTGAAAATTATCTATTTGGTACATTCTGTTCAAAAAATCAGGAATGGTATGTGTATTGGGTTCAGCAACTGTAGCCATTTTGAGCATTTGAGATGTTGACGTAGCTTCATACGCAGATGTAGTAGTCGCTATCATACCTTGAGTGTCGAGAGACATGATTTGAACTTGTTCGTGCTCGACATCACAAACTTCGTCTATTGTTGGTTGATTATTTGCAGCAGGTAAATAACTTTGAAAATATGACTACCTAATCTATATTTTCGCACCTAAGGTTCCTGGATAATGAGGGGCTGCCTCGGGCCATCCTGGAAGTAACTATAAAAATAGCGGCCCCTATGTAAATAGCAATTTAATTTAACTTTGACTTAGGAAATTTATGTTTAATTAAAAGATCACATTTACATGTGCAAATGTATACGCACTGAAGGAAAATAAGCACGTACTACTGGTTTTAAAATATTTGGGACTGCATATATCATTTGATTTCCAAAATCACAAGAGCCCACATTGATACACATATTCGAAACTGAATTTTCCTTACACCACGTATCAATTTTCATAAAAGATTTTACCATGTTTATCGCTGATCTAAAAGCGTCATCCTCACAATTCTTGGACACAAGAAATATTGTTTTCGACTTCCTGTGGAAAAAGAATGAGCCAAGGTTACACTTTTTGATACTATTCTTTATAAATTGAATTTGATCCAAATTTTTAACTCGTTGTTGCAAAAATTTGTCCAATTCATCTGATGACTCACTTTTGTAAGCTGTTTGTAATACCCAATTGGTATCACACTCATTTGACGTTTCCCATTCAGGTTCAATATCATTCACTTTAGCATAATACTCCTCCCACTGCAAAAACCGATATGGAACATTTTTCCTCATACAAGCTGATCTCAAACGAGGCATCCATTCATCAAATTTTTCACGCCCATGTAATGACAGTTCACGCAAAGCAACATCTACATTGGCCATTGTTATGTCCATTGACTGAGTTCCTTTCTTTGTCCATTGCGGAATTTCCAAGATTACATCCATATCTAGAGGAGCTACATGACGTTGTAGCACATCACAAAATTTGAATTTGCGTTTCAAATAATTGACCTGTTCCAAATCGCGAATAACTACTATTTGTCCTGTTTTCAATTCGTCGGTATATACATGACCAAACACCAACAATGCATCAGTAAGAGTTGTTTGATTAAACCATTCAACAATCAGCTGACTTACTGCTATTAAATTGTCATCACCATATGCCACCATTGCCACAAATTTGTTAAAACATTCCATACTTGCCAATCCTGCTCCGAGTTGTTTCTTAGCACATTCCAAATATCCCATTCGAACAATAACAGCACCATATATTGAATTCAATACAGCCGTGAGAGGGCATCCTGATGGCTGCGAATGATTCGCCTGCCACACTGTTTTCCCACACAAATGAACTGCATTCACAATATGAGTCCACAATGTATACCGAATGGCAATGTTTTCTTCTCCATCGTCATACCAATCATTGATTGCATCCAAAATTGCCCACAAAACTTGTGATAATAAAGATCCATCAAAATTTTCATAATCTCCTGCTATGACATTGCAGTGTTTCTTTCCTTCCGCATCTGTCCACCTTCCTCTTGAGAACAATTTTCGGACAATTTCTTCAACATCCGTAGAAAATACGTTTGTGCCTACGCTCACATCATTAGCATTTCTCCCTTCCATAACATGTGCGGCGAATCCCAAAAAATATTTACGGATTGCCAATGTTAGGTGGACTGGACCAGCTGTAAAAACTCGCGTCTTTCCTGATAAAACTTTAGCTATTGGTCGTCGTTCATCTTTCAATGTGTCCGTCCAATAAACATTCGCCTGAATTCCTCTCTGACAGTCTGCAACAAGTTGATCAACATCCGCAAATATGCGTTCCGCTTGAGGGGTATTCAGTGTGTATTCATCAAAGCCAAAAGCATTTTTCTTTCCTTCTGATCCTTTCCACATCACATTATATGGGAATCCCAATGATGTTTTTCGATTTATTGGAGCTAAAAATTGTTCTCCATCAACACCCACAACACTCTCTTCATTCGTCAAGACACGTTTGAACCTGCGATCTTGTTCATCATTTGTTTTGAAATTTTCAAATACATCAAAAACACACGCCTTGATTAATTTTGGATTTACATATGGAGTCTGTTTACCAAACTTTCGCAAGCCTATTTCCATTGGATTAATTCCATTCAAGGGTCTCATTTGAGTTGGTAGCGTGGTATGTTCTTTATAAACATCATGTAAAACTGATTCTGTTATTTTTGTATTACCACCAGATGACACTCCCACATCGAGATCTCCAAAGATGTGTAAATTTGCATTTAACGGAACATCAGAATTTTCATTTCTACTAACCATATCTGGAAGTTCTAATTGACACTGGTAACGTTGACTAACCTTAGCCAAACTGTCCAATAACATATTCTGCGTTACAACACAAGACCAGCCTTTCATTGCGGCATTTCCCATACAGTGTATGCCAGCGATTTTCTTTGCTACTCCTGAATTGAAAATAATCAAAGGAGCTCCACAATAAGCATTGTCTGTCCCAGCCAAATATGTCCAATATTGTCTAAATTTCAAAATCTCACGGTTAGGCAAACTTGATGGAATTGGTTCTTCAAAACAATATTGAGGATTAGATTCATCTAAATAAGGGGTTGCGTCCGTAATTGGGATATGAATAGGAGCTAAATAACGTTCTTTTTTGATAGCTACTGTATGCATCACTAACAATTTTGCTTGATATTTATCATTTGGTGTCATCTTGGCTTGATCTTCAATAGTCATAAAATGTTTAACTATATCTTTACACGACACTCGAGTCTTATTAACTACTGGATCCAATGGAACAATGACAGCATCAGCTTCCCAATCTCCTTTCTTCAATCTTATAAAATTTCGCAAGACATATCCGACTGTCAAAGAAGCGGAATGTTTCTCTTGAACTGATGTTAAATGTATAAGATGTTCATCAGGCAATTTCAATATATCTCGCATATAAGCAACAAAATGATATGGGAATAAAAACGTGGATCCACGTACAGCCAATGCTGTACCAAAGCCAAAATATCTTTCTTCTCCATCAATAACACGCTTTGTGTGCATTAAATAAGAATTATTAGCAAACACAGTGTCCATAATGGACTGCGCAGCTGGATCTACACTCCCTTGAAATTCTCTCGACTTATACTGTTCATCATAAGCATGAAGACGCATAATATGATCATATTCCTCTTCCAACATCTCACCTTCCCCACACTCATCGAGAATATTTGTAACTGCTTTCATACCAACTGGATAATCAGTTTCAAATTTCAATGAAGTTTCGAGCTTAATATTTTTTTGGGTGCGACATTTAGGCTCACCTGATGATGATGTTTCCAATTTAACAGTTTTAGTTGTTTTCATTTTTGCATCTCCAGAGGATTGTGTCTCTAATTTCACATTTTTTGGAGTTTTAACTTTAGCTTCTCCAGAGGATTGCGTTTCCAATTTTACTACCTTTGGTGTTTTAACGTTTGTATCACCCGAAGATGCTGCTTCCAAAACACATGTATCCTGCTCATCATTCAGACAGTCTGAACAGGAGGCACATTTTGTGGGAAACACAAGTTTATACATAGTGCACACTATAAGCATCATAGCCAAAGCCAATTGTATTAAAATGAAAGTTGATTCTAAATTCAAATTATCCCAAATATGCTTTAATGAAGAACGACATCGACCCAAATATTCGTTGAACGCTGATTTTACACGAATCCAAGGAGTATTTGTAATTCTTTGATAATAAGCTGTCTCAAAATTATAATCAATACCATAAGCATCTAAAGAATCAAACAAAGATGTATCCATTGTATCTCGTCCAATGACTCCAAATTCTATTGCTCTATGATATACTCCCAATATTAAATTATGAGATGTCATCTCTATCAAAAAGTCTTCCTGCATATTTACTCCAGTATTATGACAAGCTTCTGCTCGATTCTTCTCATACCACACAATAAATTTTTCCATAACTTTAAATGCTAAACAATCAAGTGGATTTCGCAAATCAACAACTCCTACACGATTGTTATCATGTTCATTAAAATTCATTGTTATAGTACTTTGACAATCATGAAATTCATCTGTTTGAAAGCACTTCATCGGATTTTTTGCCATGTATTTAAATTGTTCCTGCAATAATTCTTCAGATCTGTCATTAACTACGTCATATTCCAACAATCTTTTAATAAAAGCAGCAGTATCTAAAGGTGATCCTATACTCTGATCATTGAAAAGACTATACTCTTGAAACTCGTAATGATGAGGACAAAAAACAACAGCTGCCATTTTCTCATTAGTTTCCTGTGATTCCTGCCAAACTTCCTTACATTTGGCACAAAAATGAATACATTTCGCTTTATCTTCACATTTCATACAATTTTGTTCACATCGTGCAGGATTATATCCTAAACGACTTGTATCTAGACGCTCAGTAATCACACCACCAAATGATCGTGACATACGATATGCTGTTTTAGTTTGCACTCTAAAACAATTCATATCCAATCTACGCACGGCTGCTTCTGGACAATTCATACTATTAATTATACTCTGAAAATCATGTGTGACATTTGATGTATATATCACAATTTCAGATGTAAAGAACCGTCCTTTATCACTCAAATCCGCACAATGGACCTGTGCTGCAGCTGTATTATTTATTCGGATAGCTTCCATCAATTCTGGATTGGCACTGGATACAGTGTCTCTCAATTGGAATGCGTCATCACAAATAACGACACGTTGACCATAATAACGATCCCAAAATTCACATTCTGCTGCCCTATTATATATGTCATTCGCCATTTGTTCGGCGCTAATATCGGGATTTCTATGTTTCAACAAAGCAAATGCTAATGGTGTTAAAATTTGAGACTTACCACATCCGGAGGCTCCAGATAAATAGACACATAAAGGTTTCTTCCTAACTCCTCCCTCATGTACCGTAGATCCACACATCTTTGCATACAATTCATTCATTACAGGTTTCATATTTATTAAAACAGATTTACATTCCAATGGTAAAGATTTCCAAATTGTTGGAATGCATGTCCACTGAGACATTTGGGAATACAATAATTTCACTTCCTCTACAGCAGCTTTATCTTTAGCAAGTTTTAACAAATTATCAGGTGTTCGTAACTCATTGACTCTAGCACACCAACTCTCAATCTTTTCAGCTATTGTTAACTCATCGTAATTTTTAGGATCTGATTTCCATCCCACAAAATCCTTAAAAGCAGCGAAACAAGAATCAAAAACTGATCCAGCTTTGGACCATATGTCATTTGCGCCATTCATGGCTTTTGGTATTAAATCCAATCGTCGCAACATGCTATCATAAAACTTGTCCGTTGGAATACAGGATATTCCAAAAAATGCTAATAAGGTGAACAAAATCTTACCCAAAAGTTCGGTCGTAACAGCAGCCACACCTGTTTGTAGTCGTGGCACTTCAAAAAAAGACAAAATCTTATCTACTACAATTTTTGGCCATTTAAAATAGTAAAGTACAAAAGCTATAATAGGAAGAATCAAATATTTTCTTGGCAAAGAGAACAAAGCACAAACACCTAAAAATGTTCCAATAACCTGTATAGGAGAAAGAGTATGATCAAATGCTTTACTATAAAGATCTCTCATAGTATTCTTAAATTGATCTGTCATTGTCATTAACATAGACATAGTATGCGTAGCCATATCCATAAATCCTTCTGTTTTATCCAAAATATCCGGCACTGATTGCTTAACTTTTTCTGTTAAGTTTTGAATATTATCCAGTACCACACCAATTTTTGGAGCCTCTATAGCTATAGCTGCTCCAGATGCCAAATTTGGAGAAACAGTCGCAAGCGTTCCATATAATGCTGTTTTCAAAGCAGATATAGTTACATATTTACGTGTGTTTTGAGCAATATCGCCCACTTCAAATCTTCGTCGCATTTCTTTTTTAAGAATTCGTTCATTTCTACGAACTGTTTTTTTCTTCTCCAATTGACGTTGTCGTGCTCTTTGGAGAGCTTCAATTCGTAATTTGCAACACAATGCATTATTAAAAGGTCCGGGATTTGTTTCAACATCTCCACACAACTGTAACAAATCCATTTCATGCAAATCATTCCACTGCTGAACAGATGACACGTTACTAAATCTTTTAAAATAAGCTTGATATCTTAAATAAAATGCTGGAGTTACATAAATATCGCCATCAATGTAATCATTTCCATAATTTCGCACTAGTTGCATCCATAACTTCAAATTTTTTTCAGATCTTAAAATTTGTATAACACGTACTGTTTCAACCATTTCGTCAAAACAATTACACGTTTCTTCAGAATTCAAAAATTGTGCATCGTACTTCACACCATGCACACACATTTCAGCGTTTTTCAAAATTTCAAAATACGGCACGTCACATGCCAACCTTACTTGACAAAAAAAACCACGTAAACGTTCTTCCAACAAACCGTTTACCACATATTCCGTTATATTTTTTAATGTATTTGAGTTCATAATTTAATCCCACGAGAATTTTTACGATAGAGAGTCCACGGACGTGTGTCATCACAAAATATGTGAGCGTACTCTAAAGTCACCTTAAAACCTGGGTGAGCAGATGGTCCCACTATGCGCTAGTGGTCAACGCCCAAAGGGCTTTACTCAGCTGTGTGATTCTGAAAATATAATCATTTAGTAAAATAATCCAAAGAACTTATGGCCCATTTAATTTACCATCATATATTTTCGCCTCACCTCAAATAAGTTATGTATATAAAACACTCAACCTATGACATTGTGTAATAATACATAACTTTTAAAACTACTTATATTTAAAGATACGCGACGTAAAATTGGATTTCGCCATTAGACATATCGCTTTGTATATGTCCTCCAATTTCCGTTCATTGTATTCAGTCTTAAAATCTTACTCCTAAAGTGATATTTTACTTTTATCAAAAGAAAAATCTGTTCAATTACTTAGAACGAAAAATCTGTTCAATTACTTAGAACGAAATCTGCTCAATTACTTAGAGTCTTAAAATAAAAATCTGTTCAAGTACTTAGAACGAAATCTGCTCAGTTACTTAGAGTCTTAAAATGTCATTTTACTTCTGACAAGAAGAAACTGGTCAATCTTGACCATAGGACAAAATGTGCATGCACTTATAATGCA